TTAAATAGTTCACATTATCAGCCGTATCCCCTTCCACCATTTGACTATAAAAGTTATAGACCGCCTCCTCTTTGGACACCTCAATGATTTCGTTCTTTCTGTAATTAAATATCTTGCCCTCCATCTGTCGGTAGTCTTTGTCAATGGAGATGATAATCGAGTTGTCTTTGCCGTAATGCTCTTGAAACTTAACCACCAAGTCATCGGTTTCTATCCCGCTTCTGGTCTGAACATTAAGCTGCTCCTTCACAAAGTCAATAAGTTCCCTAAAGTACTTTGGCTTATCAGAAGTTCGATTGGCTTTGTATGCCAAGTCGACCTTCTTGCGGTAGTTGTTTATACAAAAGCCAACTGGGATAACCCCATCTATCTTAATCATACCGTTTAGGTTGTAGATAGCATCATTATACTTGTTAAAGAATTTGTCCGCTGCCTCTTGAAATTCATCAGCATTATAACACGCCTCATATATTAAAGAGTCTATATCAAATATCGCTATCATTATATATTTATTACATTAAAACCATCAACCTTATACATATGGAAATATGCAAAAAATGCAGCGTGAGCTTCGTGTCGGCATTCACAACACATCTGAATATTATGAAAACCAAAAAGATTAATTTCTATGTGCGGCTTATCGTTTAAATAAATTTTTACAACAGTCCCTTCGTCTACTACACTAACTATTATGTCTCTACCCTCTAAAACTTCAATTGCGGTAAATGTATCGCCATCATAATATGACATTACTTCAGACAAATATGCCGAAAGATATTGAAAACAAAACCTTATACATTGATTATACGTAAATATAGTTGTTAAATTATTTATTTCAATTGAACACCCCTTATAATTATAAATTTTATCCATTCGTACTATTCATTTTTATTATTGTATTTAGACAAAGGCGCTTTGCCTTCTTGCTCAAGTTCCTTTTGTAAGTTCGCTAACGCCCTCCAAGCCACTTTAGCGGAGTGTTTAATGCCATCGATATCTATTGTCCCAGCTTCAAGGAGATGTCTCGTTAGAGCGTCTAATTCATCACCGCTCTTTGCTCTATCCCAATGAAGGGGCTTATCAGAATGATGCTGACTATTACCAGCGTGTGAACACTTTGACACTTCTCTGATAGCATCTGGGAAATACTTTAGTACCCCAGAATAAACGGGCATATTCTTTCTGTTAACTTTCTCCATTTCTCACTCTTAATTTTAATATCTCTTGGTTCTTCTTGTCAATGATTTGCTCGTTGATGAACCTCAAGTCATCAACATAATACTCAAGGGAGTTTATATCAAATACAAGTTGTGATATAAGATACCCCAAACGATTAAGTTTTTTGTTTGGCTTATCGCTCTTATGCATCCAGTCCTTGACAATTTCTAATGCCTCCAGCTGATTAGCATAGGATTTTATTTTGTCAATGTCCCTCATTACATTCTTGATTCTTCTCTGACAATATCTTTTATCTCCTCCTCTATTGATGAATAGACCTCTGCGCTTAATATGCTGCCAACTTCATAGCGACAAATAGTTAATGAGATAATTTCAAACTCATCCTCGTCTGGTGGGCTATTGTAATCTCCAGCCCATCCCAATCTAAAGAATACCTCAAATTCAAACTCAATTTCGTTGTGATTAATCGTTCCGTAGTAATGCATTGTTTTCCGTTTAAGTGTTAATGATTATCAAATCTAAACAATAATTATGACATTACCAACAGAAAAGTTAACAAAGCTAAAATAATTCTGTAATAGGCAATAAAATACCCTTGCTACTATTGTTGTCGCCACCATAGGTATCTCTCGAAGTGCCTAAATACTTTCGGCATCTATCCTTTAGGTCTTGTGTTTTTACAAGGTGGAATGTGTCTCCAAAGGCATAGCAATAATACTCTGCCTCCGACTTGCTTATGCCGCTCTTCTTGCCCCTACTCTCATATTCAACGAATATATTCCCAGTCTTTAAAGACAACTGGTCGTACTTAACCTCAATCTTTTTATTGGCAAATATCTCTGCCAACTCCTCTTCCTTGATATTACCAAGTTTCAAGTCGTATCTAAAGTCTGAACAGTATTCCATTACAAATCCATTAGTTCGTTAATCGCAGTATGACCACCGATAATCACACCGCAGCCTATTGCTGGTTTCTTTCCCCTCTTGGCGTATGCCATTGAATAACTGTCGTGGTCTATCCCACAACCTACTTGCATCCCGAACACCTTGAAGTTAGCCCCGACAACCCACTCTGTATATGCTTGGGTGTGTAGGTGACCTTGCACAGTAGACATCATATCTCCCTTGCATTTTGTTCTTGCAGTCCCAGCTTCTCCGTGTACATATTGAACGCCATCTATAATGACCATATCTGTAAAGTTCCAATTAGGAACCTCCAACACATCTTTATACTGTCTAATCCATTTCTTCGGTACGGCACTTGTCTGTGCCTTCCTCATAACCAACCTATCGTGATTGCCAATAGTAACATCAGCAACTGGAAACGCTTTGTACCATCTTGCTATATTGCTTATGGCAAGGTCTAACTCCTCGCCACCGCCCATACCATCAGCATCTGTCTCGTGATATGATGAATAGTGATTATCAATGACATCACCGATAAACACAACTTGATTGCAGTTGTACTTGGCGTATATTTCTTTGCAGAAGCCTAAATATCCCTCCAAAGAGAAAGGTTCGTGTAAGTCCCCAATCACAAGAACCCGACTCTCTTTTTTGGTTAAAGACTCGTAAGCCTTCTTTAAATTACCTTTTATTCTTGGTCGAAAGTCCATATTAGTTGTTTTGGGTTTCTACAAGTTCTTGCGCCTCCATATAATACTTGTGGAGTCTATTGATGTTCTTTATAAAGCCAGTATGTGAGCAGTTAACGCATCCAGAAGGAACGGATTCGTTCTTGCCAAATACATAGTTAAAGATGTCAATTAGTCTTTTCTGATTAGAGGCATCAACTCTGTCTCTCTGTCTTGAGAAGAATGATTTTAAATAGTGATAATCCTCTTCGCTTAAGCAGTTGACCGCTTGACCATTGAACGGCAGCTTGTCATTAAGTAGTTCACGCCTCTTGTCACATCCGCAATCAGCCCCAAAGAAACCCTTAACGATTTTCTTTATTCCAGTTGCCTCTGTAATGCTATCAATAACATCACCAACTCCTTTTGTCTGGTTAGCAATTTGTTGCTCTTTAAAAGCAACCCATTGCTTGTACTCTTTTGTACGCTTATCTAAATTATCGTAGTAAGCATCGTCTTTAAAGTTTGTCATAATCTTGGTTTTTAAAGTCCTCGTAATCCTCTGAAAAATTCTCTTTTATTATATTCTTGTAAGTCTTTAGGTTGTTGTAAATGTGGGTAAGACCTATCCCAGTTCCTTCTGATATGTCCCGCATAGAGAAGTCTGTTAGGAAGTAGACATTAAATAGCTTGGCGTGGTAACGCCCCCAGCTATCTGCCTCATTCCTAATCTTGTTTATAAATATATTAAACGCCTCCTCCATCTCTGGGTTTGGCTCTTCATACGCCTCATAATAAAACTCCTCGTAGTTTACATACACGCCCTCATTCTTCACCATAGTACGCACCATATTTCGGATAGACACAAACATATAAAACGTATTCACTTCATTGTCTGGTAAAATCAACTTGTCATAAATACTCTCTGAATACCTATGTAGTTTAATATAAATCTCTTGCACAACATCTTCAGCATATGGCTCTGGGCATCCAACTGCCCTTGCCATTGCGACCCATTCATTGTGTCGTTGCGCTAATAATTCAAGCATATCTAATCTTCCTTAATACGCTTTAGTTGTCCCGTTTTAAGGTCTATGTCGGTGCTTCCGTACTCCTTCTTCAGAACCTTCATAAAGTCATTATAGTCATTGTCTAATTTACCAAGTAGGTTTACATACCTATGCTCTTCAAGAGCGATAAGCCCAATGGTGTGTGATAACTCTTGCTTCTTGGATATGAATCCTTGCAGTTTATCAAGTTGTGATTTCTTTAATTTCATAATTTATATTTATAGTCCATAATGACCGCTATCGCAGTCGTTAAAATCCTCATCAAATAATTCTATTTGCGTTTCCCAATTTATGATGTCCTCATACTTAACATCAGAGCGAAAAGTGCTTCCGCTTTCTTTTTCCAAATTGCTAAACCACTCCATTTTGTTAGGGTGCTTATTGTGCATCTTCTTTAATAACAATGGGCTTCTCCACCAGCAACCGACACAGTTATTCATATATGCAAATCTAACTGGCTCGTCTTTCCAAAACTGCTCAATGTTGTCTTTGTAAATATTATCATCAATTAACGGAAACGACGGCTTACAATACTCTATTGTTTCCCATTTATTTTGATTTCCGTTTTTTGTTCTGCCAACAACTATTTTAACTTCAGTCATTCCATTTGCATTGACCTTGTCCATCATTCTTACCGCACGATTAGTTTCATTTGCTCTATAACCAAAGCGCATTTCAACATCGTCTTTAATATTGTCATATCTCCATTTTGCAATGGGTAATGTTTTCATATCAGTTGTGCAATATCTCGTGACCTTGTTCGGCAGAAAATAACCACCGTTTTTCATCTTATACTTTTTAATCGTTTCCTCAAAAGTTAAACCAGTAACCCAATCGATTTTCTGACCTATATACTGCTCTAAATCAAGCATAGTGTATATTATTGTGTCATCCTCAACAGTTCCAATAAAAGGAGACTGAAGCCTATCCTCGACTTCTTTCCTTATTTTTTCATCTGGAAACCTACAGTTTTCATCATCTACTCGGACTAAAGAAAATACATTATAATCTGCTGGGTAATTTGCCGCTATATAACTTGAAGTTTTTCCTCCACTTAAACTATTTACTGTTTTCATAATTGTAGGTTAAAATGGTAAGTCTGGAAACGCTTGGTTTATCACCTCTGGGAATCCATAGTTATTAATCTTAAAGTCAAATGTGCTAAAGGAGAAGTTTCGGCTTCTCTTACACTTCACTTGTATTAAATTAGTGTTTTCGTCTTTCTCTAATGAGATTTGTGTCTCTGCCTTCTTCTCACAGAATGAACCAAGATGCCCAGTAGGTTTGTCCGAACCATAATTGCTATGAATAACAGTTACAATATGACAACCCCTTTTAGCACTCCATTCCATAAGTTTCTGCACACATTTATTGCTCTGGTCAATGTCGTTAACATCACCAACCAAGTCCGCTAATCCATCAATAATCACAAGTCCAATGTCATCATCTTCATTCTGCCATATCTTGTAGTCTATGAAATCCATCCGCTCCTTATAAGGAATAGTCCTTAAAGCATAAGATTCATATTTGTCAGAAGTCCCCGCCATTTCAGCAATTCTCCTTGCGCCCCTTTGGCAATGCCAAGCACCTTGCTCCGTATCGAAATGCAATAATCTCTTGCCGTTGCTATAACTCTTAAATTTTTCACCAGCCCACTTATTCTCACTCTTGAGATATACAGATGCCAACAAGGAAACAAAGTAAGACTTGTAACTCTTTGGAGGTGCTTGTATAAACGAAAAGTTTCCGTAAGTAGCCATTGGCGTTTCTTCTATTATCGTGCCTTTACTGGTCTTGTATTCGTGTGTACCAAATGTAATTGCAACTGGTGGGGGTGATAAATCCTTCTCCAAGTCAATGGATAAGTCTGCCTCCAATAATTCACAATACATTCTTTTAGTTTCTCTATCATCATTCATTTGTTTTCGTTTAGTGTTTTAATTGACAAGGGGCGGTCATAAAGCCGCCCCGTAATCAATTCAGTAGTTAGAATGGTAAATCACCAGTCTCAACCTCTTCGACAACCGCATCTTTGCGCTCTGCCTTAACGACTTTTCCATCTGTCCAAACAACCTTTCCGTTGCCAACATACTTCTTTTCTACTTTAGCTTCTCTCTCTTCTTGGGATTGAGCAATAGACACCGAAGCATTGCTGCCGAAGTCATTCGTCTTGTCACCGACACTTAATGTCAAGTTAATGTAAGTACCTTTCTTACCTACGATAAAATTCTCTTTTGGTAGTTTAGTTACATCTAAACTGAAATTTACAACTGCACTCATAGTTTCTAATATTTAATTATTAATAATTTACTCTTCTGTATAAAATTCCGTGTGTTCCTTACAATCCGAACAGATGTCCGTTCCATCGAGCCATCTTGTTGCTCCACAACATTCACTTAACTCCATATTATTTGCGTTTAAAATCCTCTGATTCGTCTTCGCCAAATACCCCTAACTCGTAAAAGCCACATAGCTTTAGTACGGCTCTGGACATACTTCTCTTCTCGGCCATTTCTATAATATACCAAGAATTTGTGTTACCATCTTTGTACCCATCACCTTTCAATGCACTACCGAATGTCTCGATATAAGCATCTCCTTTTTGAGCAGTAGCTTTAACGACTGCAAAGTTGGGTTCACATTTGATAACCTCGTAATTAACCCTCATCTTCTCAATGGCTTGTACCTTGTCGATACCGCTTCTTGTGAGGATAATGTAATGTTGATGCTTAAATACATCGTCTTTTGTCAAACTGTACTTGTGATACAATTCCTTTAATCTCTCTGTTTTCATTGTTACTTGTTTTTACTCCTTGTTAAACACTTCATTTTTAATTACTCTCTTATAATCTTCTGGACAGTCCTTATCTATAAGTTCATAGATGTAGGTTGTTAGTTCAGAATCTCTTTCTCGCAGCAAGAAGTTTGCTTCCTCTAAAGCATAAATTCTTGCGTTTAAATATGATATTAAATCATTCATAGTTCTTTTCCTTTATCTAAATATTTTGTTCTAATGTGCTGGGATGACTTGTCTAATACATCATCTCTTCTCCACATAGTGATTGGATTATAATTGTTTTCCCAGAACTTAAAGCAAGGATATTGTTTTTTATTATCACTCATTTATATTTGTTTATTTGGCTAAACTAATTCTTTATTTTGACATATGCAACTTATTTAATAAAATATTTATTACCTCGTCACAATCCTTCTGATTCTGTGGTTTAAATATTAATACATCTGGTCTGTTTAAGGCAATCCATCTCTTGAATAACTTCCAGCGCATAGGGAATGCTTCGTTAGCCCTTCCCTTGCACTCTATTATAAAGCCATCGCCTACGAAGTCTGGAGTGTATTTAATTGGGAGTATCTTCTTCCTTCCTCTGTTAGCAAATTCTTTTGTTGTCGTTCGCTCAAACGAATCGACATCAAAATCAAACCCGTCTATTAAGACAAATTCTTCACCTTCATATATTGCTTTTATATTGGCAGACTTTAATGCTCTGTACATATTAGCTTCCAAGCCAGAAGCGAACTTAATACCATCAACCTCTGTCTTTTTAGATTGAACAACCTTCCTCCCCTTTTTCCTACTGGATGTATAGCGCATCTTTATGTAAATAGTTATCGGTGTCAAAGTAAACGTGCTGCATCCCAACACCTATCCTTGTAACACCCCTTAATATTAAATGCCTAATGATAAACATTCTTGACCTTGGGCTGGTCGCTCTCAAGCGAACTGCCTTGCCAACCCTAAACGGAGACGATGCTGGTAACCCTAATACGTCACCATATATTTTAGAGCAATAACCAACCTCAACCTTAATCTTCCAATCTGGGAATTCAGCGAATATATCGTCAAGTATCATTACGGGTTCTCTTTCCATAAACCTATAACCACTTCCTTGCGTGTCGGGGGAATCAAACAACTCCCAATAGAGGTGTTTGAGTCCCTCTGTATTGTAGTTATTCCTCTCTTTCTTTATAAATCTTTTATACTCCATATCAAACAAAAAATGCCCCGTCACTAAAGACTGGGGCATTTAAAACAGTAAACGAATGAAAAACAAATAAACTGAATTATGCATTTCGACCCTACAAATATAACGATATATTATCCTATTTTGTAATTATAGATGTGTAAGTTATCAACGAAGTTGTTGACGAAGACATTGACGAAAGAATATACTTATGGCGTATACAAGTAATAAGGTTGTGAAAATGCTTTTGTTAGACTTGTGCGTCTTTGTGAGCCGCCCAGTCAAAAAGAAACTTAATTAGGAAGCATTTTAAATACTAAAGGTAAAGGTACAAGAAATAATCGAGAAAGTCAAATATATTTATTAACGACCTTGCCCTCTATATTTCTTCTTATACAGCTTACTGCTCTTTAACTGGCTGGTTTTGCTCTTACTGTGAACATTAGGTCGCTTAATACTCTTGTTAATAACTGCCTTAACCGCTGCTTGTTTCTTTGCCATTACTTCTTGTTAAACAGATTAGCGGCCTTTTCAGCAGTTCTACCACCAAAGTAAGCTAACACTACCGCCATCATAACATTCTCAAAGGTATCATTCCAAAGACTACTAATTTGAAACGGTATGGTTTCTACGCTATCAATTATCCCCGCTATGGTGAAAACAACAATACACCATAGCGGGGATAATTGATAGCGTAGAAACCATACCGTTTCAAATTAGTAGTCTTTGGAA